CGCACAAAGTACGCGGTAACTGGTATCTGACGCTACCGGAAGCGGTGTGGACGGCGGGTGTCAATTACCAGACCTACGCCGTCGATAGCGAAGGTCGCAACCTGCCTTTGCCGGAGGATGTGATCTGTACTGCCAATCCGACGGCTACGACGGTAGCGACCGAGACGGTGGCGGCTTCGGATTTAGAACAGGCGATTATCAACAACGCCTCGGGCCCGGCCTCGGCGTCGGGTGACGGTCAGAGCATGTCGCAGCACTCGCTGCGCGACCAGATCGAGGTGGACAAATTCCTTGAGGCCAAGGCCGCCACGCGACGGACAGGGTTCCCGCTGCGACTATTCAAAATTAAGCCGGGGGGGGCAATATGAGCGGTGTAACCACTGAGGTCTTTGTCACCGCCGAGGGTGGCGAGCAGATGCTTGCCCGACGGCCACGCACGCGGCGTCCGATTCGTGCATCCTATGATGCGGCTCAGACCACCAATGAAAATACCGTCCATTGGGCCAACGCGGATTATCTCAGCGCGGACGCGGGCGCCACGGCGGCGGTGCGGCGGGTGATTCGCAGTCGGGCCCGCTACGAAGTCGCCAACAACACCTTCGCTCGCGGTCTGGTGCAACGCGTTGCCAACGACGTGATCGGCACCGGCCCGCGACTGCAGATGTTGACGCTAGATGGTAAAGCCAACGCCAAGATCGAGCAGGAATTTCGTTGGTGGGCCGATGAGGTAAAGCTCGCCGCCAAGCTGCGGACGATGCGGATGTCGCGGGCGACGCGGGCGACGGATGGCGAGGTTTTTGCCCTCCTACGGACCAACCCAAAACTGTCCGCACCGATCAAGCTGGACGTACAACTCATCGAGTGCGACCGGGTGACGACACCCTGGGGCACGCCCGACAGTCCGCGCTTTGTCGATGGCATCTGGTTCGACGCCTACGACAACCCGGAAACGTATTATGTGCAACGCTACCATCCGGGCAGCTACAACCGTAACACCACATATCCCAACGCCTACAGTCAGGTGCCGGCTGACGCCATCATGCACTGGTATCGACAGGATCGACCGGGGCTGAGCCGGGGGGTGTCGGAGTTGGTGTCGGCATTGCCTCTGTTCGCCCAATTACGTCGTTACACCCTGGCGGTCATCGCCGCTGCGGAAACGGCGGCGGATATGGCCATGGTCCTGCAAACCAACGCGCCGGCTAACGATGAGTCTGCGGTCGCGGTGGATGCGATGGATGTCGTTGAGCTCGAGCGCCGCATGGCGACGGTCCTGCCCGAGGGCTGGCAGTTGGGTCAGACCAAGGCCGAGCAGCCCACCACCACTTACGGTGATTTTGTTCGACAGATTCTCACACAGATCGCTCGTTGTCTGGATGTACCCTACAACATCGCTGCTGGCGACTCCTCCAGCTATAACTATGCCTCAGGACGGCTCGATCACAAGGGGTATTACAAGACGATTCGTATTGACCGGCACGACTGCGAGTTGACGGTCATAGACCGGATTTTCTCTGCATGGATGTATGAGGGCGTCTTGGTGTCGGGCTTTATGCCGCCGCAATGGCGCTCATGGCGACGTTACCCGCACAAGTGGTTTTGGGATGGTGATGAGCACGTGGACCCGGCCAAGGAGGCCAACGCCCAGAAAACAAGACTGGCCAACATGACCACCACGCTGGCCCATGAGTATGGCCTGCAAGGTAAGGATTGGGAGGTGGAATTGCGACAGCGGGCCAAAGAGTACTTACTGATGGATTCGTTGGGCCTGCGGGCCTTGCCGGCAGAACAAGAGGGACAACCGGTAACCAGAGATGAGGACGACGACAAAGATGATTAACGCATCGGCATCACATAGCGATCGGCACAACCAAATGCGAGAGATCGCCATTGTTGAGGCGGAGGCGACGTTGGCGATCAACGCCGCCAAGGGTGAGGGCAAAGACACCCGCACATTTTCCATGGTGGCCTACACGGGCGGCCTTATGCAGATCAGCGGCTACGCCTATCCGCTCGTCGTCGACCTCGATGGCCTCGATGTCGGCAATTCGGCGCGGCCGATTTTTCTGTCGCATTCGAAAGACGTCGATGACCTGTTAGGCCAGACCACAAAGGTCCAGAAAATCAAAGGCCAGTTGTTGGCCGAGGGGGATGTGTTGGGTGATTCGCCGCGTATTCAACGCGTCGTAGCGTTGGCGGATAAAGGTTTCGCCTGGCAGGCCTCCATCGGGGCGTCGCCGCGCAAGATCGAATATGTAGGTGAGGGGAAAGTGGTAAAGGTAAATGGGCAAGAATTCGAAGGGCCCATTGATGTAATCAGAAAAAGCGTTTTAGGCGAAATCAGTTTTGTACCGCTGGGTGCGGATGACAAAACGTCCGCCCTCATTGCAACAGGAGATATGACGATGGATGGAACAGACAAAAAGGACAAGAAAAACGACCAAGTCAACGCGGATGCCCAGGGCGATCAGCAGCAAGGGCAGACGGTGAACGCCAACGCTGCCACGCCAGATGTCAATGCCAGTGCGGCTACACCGGGCGTTCAGGATGACGCCGCCACCGATGTGAATGCGGCAGCGAATGACGCGGTCGCTCAGTTGCGTGCCGCGGTGGCGGGCGACATGGCTCGCATCGGTCAGGTGCAAAAGATCTGTGCCGGCCAGCACCCGGAGATCGAGGCCAAGGCCATTAGCGAGGGCTGGGACGTTCAGAAGACCGAGCTCGAGGTCCTGCGGGCCTCGCGGCCCAATGTACCCAACATCAACGCCAACAACTCTGGTAGTGGCGTAGACACGCCACTGCTGCTGGAGGCGGCGGCCTGCCTGTCGGGTGGCCTGCAGAACGTGCAAGATGCATATCCCGAGCAAGTGCTCGAAGCGGCGGATCGTCGCTACAAACGCAGCATGGGCCTGCAAGAGCTCATCTTGGCAGCGGCTCACGAGAACGGCTGGCGAGGTACCAGTTTGCAGCGTGACATCGCCGGGGGCCTGCGGGCGGCCATGCCGATCCAGGCGGGGTTCAGCTCGCTCTCGCTCAGCGGTATCCTCGGTAACGTCGCCAACAAGTTTCTGTTGGAAGGTTTTACCACCGTCGAGGATGTCTGGCGACAGATCTGCTCGACGCGAAACGTCAAGGACTTCAAACAGTGCACTAGCTATCGGCTGACCGGGGCGTTTGAGTACGACGAGGTTGGGCCTGACGGCGAACTCAAACACGGTACGGTGGACGAGGAATCCTACACCAACCAGGCCAAAACGTATGGCAAGATGTTCGCCATCACGCGGCAGGACATCATCAATGACGACATGGGCGCTCTGTCCGCCACACCTCGACGCATCGGTCGTGGCGGGGCATTGAAGCTCAATGACGTGTTCTGGACGGCGTTCTTGAACAACTCGACGTTTTTCAAGAGCGGCAACAACAATTATGAGTCGGGTGCGAGCACAGCACTGAGCATCGACAGCCTGACGGCAGCGGAGCTGCTCTTCCGCAATCAGGTGGATGCCGACAGTAAGCCGCTGGGTGTGCAGCCTGCCATCCTGCTGACGCCGACAGCCTTGGCAACTACGGCGTGGCAGCTGATGAACTCCCTCGAGTTGCGGAACACCACGGCCAGTAAGAAATACGTCACCCGCAATCCGTATGCTGGTCGGTTCACGGCATTGAGCTCGGCCTACATGCACAACACGGGTTACACCGGTTACAGCACCACGGCGTGGTACCTGTTGGCCGACCCGAAGGACCTGTCCGTCATCGAGGTCGCATTCCTCAACGGTGTGCAGCAGCCGACCGTCGAGCAGGCGGATGCAGATTTCAACGTGTTGGGTATTCAGATGCGTGGTTACTTCGACTTCGGCGTGGCCAAGCAGGATTACCGTGGTGGTGTCAAGGAAGCCGGTGCGTAAGAAATCCTCCATAAGTGCCCGGTCAGGTGCTAAACAACCTGGCCGGGCCAAATTTCAAACAAGACATGCAGTACGGACAATCTTAATAGGAGATAGATATGACTATGGAAGCAACGTTTGTGCAGGAGGGGTTGGCGGTCGATTACACGCCGGGTTCGGATATTTCTGCCGGCGACGTGGTCGAGATGGGTAATTTCTGCGCCGTGGCCAAGAAGGACATCACGTCTGGCGAGCTGGGTGCCGTCTCTCTGACCGGCGTCTATGACGTGGCCAAGAAGGAGGATGACACCTTCACAGTCGGTGCGGCGGTTTATTGGGACA